CTCGTTGGGGACAGCATTATAAACCTTATGGGTTAGATGTTCCAGCAGGAACTTCTGCACCAACTCCAGCAACTCCATCTGCTCCAAAAGTAGAAGAAGTTAAAGCAGTTGCACCAGCAGAAACAACACCTGTTACTGAAACAGCAACACCTACGCCAACTCCGACTCCAGCACCAGTAGTAGCAGAAACTACGACTGAAGCACCGAAGTCAGATGCGGCAGATATCTTAGCAATGATTCGTAGTAGAAAAACTGACTAAGAACCAATGATTGAGTGTGGGAGAGTATCAACTCTCCCTACTCTTTTTATATCACATAAGGAGAAATATATGCCACGAGCCTTTGATGCGAGTAAATTTCGCAAAAATATAACAAAATCTGTACCAGGTATGAGTGTTGGTTTTAGAGACCCAGACACATGGATTAGTACAGGAAATTACACATTAAACAAACTTATCAGCAATGACTTTCATCGAGGAATTCCTCTAGGTAAAGTAACAGTATTTGCTGGCGAAAGTGGTGCAGGTAAATCATTTGTTGCCGCAGGTAACGTAGTTAAAAATGCACAAGACCAAGGAATTTTTGTAGTTCTAATCGATAGTGAAAATGCACTAGATGAAACGTGGTTACACGCACTCGATGTAGATACTACACCAGAAAAATTATTAAAATTAAACGTAGCAATGATTGATGATGTTGCTAAAATCATTTCAGACTTTATGAAAGGTTACAGAGAAGACCACGGAGATACTGACCACGCAGAACGTCCAAAAGTTTTGTTTGTGATTGATAGTTTAGGAATGATGATGACACCAACTGATGTTGACCAGTTCAATAAGGGAGACATGAAAGGTGATATGGGTCGTAAGCCAAAAGCCCTAGCATCACTAGTACGTAACAGTGTGAATATGTTTGGTGACTATAACGTAGGTTTAGTTGCTACAAATCATACTTATGCATCACAAGATATGTTTGACCCAGATGATAAAATCTCTGGTGGTCAAGGATTTATCTATGCTAGTTCTATCGTAGTAGCAATGCGTAAACTTAAACTAAAAGTAGATGCAGACGGTAATAAGACTTCACAAGTACATGGTATTAGAGCGGCGTGTAAAGTAATGAAAACACGTTATTCTAAACCATTTGAAAGTGTTCAAGTTGAGATTCCATATGAAACAGGTATGAGTCCCTACAGTGGACTTGTTGAATTCTTTGAAGCAAAAGGTTTACTTGTTAAACAAGGTAATCGTTTGAAATACGTGACGAAATCAGGTGATGAGATGATTGAATTTCGTAAGAATTGGACTGATGAAAAACTCGATGTAGTTATGAATGAGTTCAATGACGAAACGTTGAAAGATGTGAATTCAGAAGCGGAACAAGTTGAGACAGAAGAAGTATAATTCTGGCAATCTGTATAAATAGATTGCTTACGAACAACAAGAAAACACAGAGGAGTCAACTTGGAATCAGAATCACTTTACGAATTGTGGGAAACACTAGTAAACTATATCCCTGCAAAAGATAAAATAGAAGCAGGAGAGATGTTTATAAAACAATGCGATGATTTGGGTCTAAGTAGCGAAGACATCGAACTATTAATCGATGGTGACTTAATCTTGTCCACTGCACTAGATAGATTCTTCGAAGATGAAGAAGACTTTAATGATGATGAAGACTGGGAATAATGAATTGGTATAGCAAAATAGTAAGCGACTGGAGTGAAATTCCAAATTGTATTCAATTTTTTGAAAAAGAACTATTGGATGCAAGAAAAGAGGTAAAGATAAAAGGAAACATAGAAAAAAATGCTACCTATCTTCCTGCTTATGTTGAATTGCGTTTCGGTCAATTACAAGAAATAGAAGCAATATTAGAACATCTAAATATTCAGTTACGAAAAAAGAGAAGTTCGTATCTTAGAAAATATTTAGAAAATTATAACAAAGTTTTAAGTAGCAGAGACGCCGAGAAATACGCAGATGGCGAAGATGAAATTGTTGCAATTGGCGAATTGATAAATCAAGTTGCTTTGGTTAGAAATCAATATCTAGGAATAACAAAAGGATTCGAAATTAAGCACTTTCAACTGTCAAACATTATTAAGTTACGTGTGGCAGGAATGGAAGATTCAGAAATTAACACATATTAGGGTAGAGACAATAATGACTGGAATTCATATAGTTAAGAGAAATGGAGAGAAAGAGAGTTTAGATTTAGAAAAGATGCACAAGGTAGTGTTTCAAGCCTGCAACAATATTAACGGAGTATCTGCAAGTGAAGTTGAATTAAAATCACATCTTTCATTCTACAGTGGAATGACAAGCAGTGAGATACAAGAAACACTAATCAAAGCGGCAGCCGAATTAATATCAGAAGACTTGCCAAACTATCAATGGGTTGCTGGCAATCTAATCAATTATCATATTAGAAAAGAAGTATACAATAACTATGAACCATGGCATATCGCTGAGTTAGTTAATAAGAATGTCAAATCTGGATTTTATGATAAAGCATTATTAGAAGATTATTCAATAGAAGAATGGGAAAAGATTAATGGTTTTATCAAACACGATAGAGATTTTGACATCACTTATGTTGGAATGGAACAGTTTCGTGGTAAGTACTTAGTACAAAATCGAGTTACAAATAAAATTTATGAAACGCCACAAATGGCATATATACTAATTGCGGCAACATTATTCAGTGATTATCCAAAGGAAGAAAGATTAAGATGGGTTAAGGATTATTATGATGCTATCAGTACATTTGATATCTCATTGCCAACGCCTGTTATGGCTGGTGTTCGTACACCACAGAGACAATTCAGTAGTTGTGTGTTAATTGAAACAGATGATAGTTTAGATAGTATCAATGCGACATCTAGTGCTATTGTTAAATATGTCTCTCAGAAAGCAGGAATTGGGGTTGGTGCGGGTAGTATCCGTGCTATAAACTCACCTATTCGTAATGGCGATGCATCACATACTGGCGTTATTCCATTCTATAAGATGTTTCAAGCGGCAGTAAAATCGTGTTCACAGGGCGGTGTCCGCGGCGGTGCGGCAACATTATACTACCCTTGTTGGCATTTAGAAGTAGAAGATTTACTTGTATTAAAGAATAATAAGGGTACAGAAGACAATCGTGTTCGTCATATGGACTATGGAGTTCAATTCAATAAACTCATGTATGAACGACTAATGCAAGGTGAAAACATCACATTATTCAGTCCACAAGATGTTCCTGGTTTGTATGAATCGTTCTTTAATGACCAAGATAAGTTCCGTGAACTGTATGAACAAGCAGAACGTAAGACATCTATTCGTAAGAAATCAGTGCCTGCAATTGACTTATTTTCATCATTTATGAATGAACGCAAGAACACAGGACGTATCTATTTGATGAATGTAGACCATGCGAATGACCATAGTTCTTTTGATACATCTGTAGCACCGATTAAACAATCAAATTTATGTTGTGAAATTACTCTTCCTACTAAGCCACTAACAAGTGTCCATGACGAAGAGGGTGAAATTGCTCTCTGTACCCTCAGTGCTATCAATTGGGGAAATATTAAATCACCAGAAGATTTTAAAAAGCCATGCGAGTTAGCAGTGAGAGGACTTGATGCTCTATTGAGTTATCAAAATTATCCACTGATTGCAGCCGAGTTGGCAACAAATAATAGGAGACCTTTGGGCGTAGGCATTATTAATTTTGCGTATTGGTTGGCTAAAAATGATACGAATTACTCTGACCCTAACTTAGAGTTAGTTGACGAATGGGCAGAAGCATGGAGTTATTACCTGGTTAAAGCATCTAATGACTTAGCAAAAGAGATAGGACCTTGTCCTAAATCAGACGAAACAAAATACGGTCATGGTGTTGTACCAATTGACACTCGTAAGAAAGAAGTTGATGAACTTGTTTCTCATAAAGAAAGAATGCCGTGGGCATCTCTTAGAGAAGACCTTAAAGAATATGGAATTAGAAATTCAACATTAATGGCTCTTATGCCTGCAGAAACATCTGCACAGATTTCAAATTCTACAAATGGTATTGAACCGCCTCGTAGTCTGGTTAGTGTTAAACAATCAAAGCATGGAGTACTGAAACAAGTTGTTCCTGGTATTCACAAGTTAAAGAGTAAATATGAACTTCTATGGGACCAGAAAAGTCCAGAAGGTTATTTAAAGATTATGGCAGTATTACAGAAATATATTGACCAAGGTATCTCCGTGAACACAAGTTATAATCCAGTACATTTTGAAGATGAGAAGATTCCAATGTCGGTAATGTTACAGCATCTTATAATGTTTTATAAGTATGGTGGCAAGCAATTGTATTACTTTAATACATTTGATGGTCAAGGCGAGATAGATATAAATGCTCTTAATGATGAACCATTAGAGCCTGGATTAATAGATGATGAAGACTGTGAAGGTTGCACAATATAGAGGAATGATGAAATGACGGTTTTTAATTCGAAAAACAGACAGGACCACACAAAAGCAAAAGCATTTTTAGACCCGTCTGGAGGAGTAACAATCCAACGATATGATATGTTAAAATATAAACAATTTGATAAACTTACTGACAAACAGTTGGGTTTCTTTTGGCGACCAGAAGAAGTTGATTGCAACAAAGATGCAAACGACTTTAAACTTCTTACAGAAAATGAACAACATATTTTTACGAGTAATCTTAAAAGACAAATCATACTAGATAGTGTACAAGGTCGTGCGCCAGTCGAAGCATTTGGACCGTTAGTATCTATTCCAGAACTAGAAGCATGGATTCAAACTTGGACATTCAGTGAAACAATTCACTCACGCAGTTACACACATATTATTCGTAATGTGTATGCTAATCCTAGTAAAGTGTTTGATGAAATGATGGATATTGATGAGATTACAGAGTGTGCTGATGCTATCAGTACTAACTATGATGAACTTATTGCCCTTTCATTACAGTATCAATACCTAGGAGTAGGCAATCATACAGTTAATGGCAAGAAAGTTAATGTTGACTTGTATGAACTTAAGAAAGCATTATACAAAACATTAATGAGTGTTAATATTTTAGAAGGTGTTCGTTTCTATGTATCATTTGCTTGTAGTTGGGCGTTTGCTGAATTGAAAAAGATGGAAGGCAATGCGAAGATTATTAAACTAATTGCACGTGATGAAAACTTGCACTTGGCATCTACTCAATCACTTCTAAAGATTCTACCTAAAGACGACAAAGATTATATTAAGATTGCTAAAGAAACAGAAGAAGAATGTATTCAGATGTTTGTTGATGCAGTTGAACAAGAAAAAGCATGGGCAGAATATTTATTTCGTGACGGCTCAATGCTCGGACTAAATGCACAATTACTAAATGATTATATTGAATGGATATGTTGTAAACGTATGATTAGTGTTAATCTAAAATGCCCATACACTGTTCCACAATCAAATCCATTACCATGGACACAGAAATGGATTGCAGGTGCAGATGTTCAAGTAGCACCACAAGAAACAGAAATCACTTCATATATTCAAGGTGGAGTCAAACAAGACGTATCTTCTGATACCTTTGGTGGAATGTCTCTGTGATAGAATTAGATAAAATAGGTGTAATAGATTACGAAGTAAAAGATTTTGTTGCGTTAACTCCCCACAACGAGGCACATTTTTGTTTAGTACCTAGGATTGTAGACCAACAAATTATTTTAAAGTTACAAAAAGTAATGATGGATATTGGCAATGCTAATGTAAGAAATGGTGTATGTGACGAATATTATACAGTAATGAAATTTGTCAATGACCATCCAGTTGTAGAAATACATTTAACTAAGGAGAACGACATGACAAAGACTAATCCAGAATTCCAAGCATGGATACAAAGTACTTGGATGGAACATTTAGACGAAAAGTTAACTTGGAAAGAAACTGTAGACTATACTCAATCAGAATGGCTTAAGGATAATATGGAATTCTTAACAAATAAATTTCAAGAAGTTAGAGAACTTCCACCTGAACTAAAACAAAGAGCCAGAGCAATAGACGGATTTGGTGAATAATGAAAATTGTACTAGCAACCGGTGGATTTGACCCAGTTCATTCTGGGCATATTTCATATCTTAAAGCCGCAAAAGAATTGGGCGACTATCTAATCGTAGGCTTAAACTCTGATGAATGGTTAGAACGTAAAAAAGGCAAAGCATTTATGCCTTGGAACGAACGTCTTAATATTGTAAACAACTTACAAATGGTAGATGAAGTCTTTACTTTTATGGATGACGATGACACTGCTATAAACTTTATAAAACAAGTTAACGCACACTATCCATTTGACCAACTAATTTTTGTTAATGGCGGAGATAGAACAGCAGACAATGTTCCAGAAATGGTATTCAAGGATATTGATTTTGTGTTTGGTGTAGGTGGAGAAGATAAGAAAAACTCAAGCAGTTGGATATTAGAAGAATGGAAAGCACCGAAAACTATTCGTGATTGGGGATATTACAGAGTCTTACATGAAGATGGACCAAACACAAAAGTAAAAGAATTAACAGTAGAGCCAGGAAAATCACTGAGCCTTCAACAACATCAATATAGGTCTGAATATTGGCACATATCATCTGGGATTGCTACTTGCGAAGTAGATGGCGAAGAGAAGACAATAATTAAGGGTGAATCAATAGTTGTACCTACTGGTTCGTGGCATAGTTTAAGCAACAAGCAGGACTCTCCGTTGCGTATAGTAGAAATTCAAACTGGAGAAAAATGTGAAGAGGACGATATTACACGAGTCCCTCGTTCACCGCAACAAATTGGAAAACGAAAATATTTAAACAAGGAGTAATATATGGAAGATACAAATACAGATCGTCCTAGAATATATGAACGCAATCCAGATACGGGCGTGACTCGTTGGAGATATATGGGCGAAGGTTTAGAAGATTATAACTGGCCCGATTATGGGAATATAATTAAGGAGAATAATATGGAAGTAACTACAAATAACTATAAGGAAAATGGTATGAATCTATTAAGTTTAACAGAGAAAGAAATAGCCCAGTTAATCGAGTCTTTGGCTAAGAATCCAGAAATTAAAGAAGACGAAAAATCTCCAACGTTGAATTGGTTGCGTGAGCAACTATCTGAGCAAAAAATTGGCGGAGCATGGAAACGCAGACTTAGAGAAAAAGGTCATGTTATCTAAGTTATGATACCAAATTTAAAAAAAGATTTAAAAAGTTTACTGTATGCAGTACTCATTACTTTAGCATTTATATTTGTGTTTGTAAAGTCAGTAGAAGCCGAAGGTATTCACGACAACACGACAGTTGAAGAAATTTTACTAGCAGATGAGTTGTTGGACAAAGAGATGGCGATAATGGTATTGGGTGGTATTGATTATTATGTTCAAGAATGTTCGCCATTGACTCCACGAGGAGTTCTATATAGAAATGAAATTATTTCATATCATGAGTTGAAAGAAGATTTTCTACCAATCAGTCCAACATATATCAAAGGCGCATTAGCAGTTTCTGGATATAATTGTCAGGAGATGTACGAATTGGTAGTTCAATTAGATGACTCGAATCTCGCAGAAGAACCAATATCAGAAAAATTAGAGAACAAATAAGATGATAAAATATCCTTCGAAAACTTGGTGTACATATCCCTTTACATCTTTAGTGTTGCATAATAGCGGTTCATATAGTCCATGTTGTACTGCTAATGAAAGTGTATCTGTTGATTTACATGACAAGGAATTTGTTATGAAAATGTTTGATCCAACAAATGTAGGTCCCTGGAAACCATTTGGCATGACCGTGAAAGAAGCATTTCATAGTGAATTTATGAAAGATATTCGTCAGAAAATGATGAATGGTGAAAAACCAACTGCATGTAATAGTTGCTGGAAGGATGAAAATAATGGAATAAAAAGCAAACGACAAGGAATGAACCAAGTTTATTTAGAATCACAACATTCACCTTTTGATGGCGGCATGGATTATGATATCGATGAAATGATTAGAAAACCACAAATACGTTCATTAGATTTAAAGTTTGATAATAAATGTAATTTGCATTGTTTAATGTGTAACAGTGGTAGTGCCAATTTGTGGGTTCCATTAAATAAGAAAATGAATAAGACTCTTGCTTTACAAAATGTGAACCTAGAGGATGAACAAGAGGTAGACTTGTATATGGATTCTGGACATCGTATCTCATGGGAACCAGGACCATTCCCTACACCAATATTCGAAGAAATCAAATCACTAGTTCCACAATTAGAAGAAATACAGTGTACGGGTGGCGAACCTTTTATAAATGTCCATTTTATTGAATTGTTGAAATATATAATCGAGACAGGACACGCAAACCATATATCGTTAGAAATTACTACAAACGGCACTAAATTTGTCACTGAAGTTATGGAGTTGTTGACACATTTTCGACACATACGATTTTTGGTAAGTATTGATGGTACTAAAGGTACATACGACTATATTAGGGCACCATATCGTTATGATTTACTATTGAAACGATTGAAAACATTGGATAAATATTTCGTATCGGGAAAGATTAAAGGTTATGCAGATATTAATGTAGTAGGAATGGCATATAATATATTTGATTATGAAAACCTTCTTACAACTGTTGATGACTTGAAATATGAACATTTTAAAGTAAGTAACACAAACTTTACTGTATATAATATGGATAATCCTTTACATATTAAATGGTTGCCCGATGAATTAATAAGTGAAGCGATAGATTATTATAAATCTTTGCCATCAAGTCCCTATCTGTTATCAGTCATTGAAAAATTTGAAGGATATGTAAAGGATTATCCAGTTGATGCAGAAGTAAAATTACATAATCAACGCCGACTGAAAAATTACACAGTATTGATGGACAAAACACTCAATAGAGATTACCATGATTATCTTGATTCTCGTATATGTGAATTTTTAGATACGATTGATGGTGATATTAAGTAAATAATTTGACATCCTTGTGAGATTGTGTTATAATATATTATAATTATACTTAGGGGATAAAGATGTTGGGAACAGATATAGTAGTAATGATGGGTGCATTTGTTGGTATTTGTGCATACTACAGTTACAAGAGTGGTATGAAAGATGGCTATCACCAAATGGCACAGGAAATAGCAGTCGCTATAGTTGAGGTAGGCTTTGAGAAAGAAAAAGTCGAAGCAATGAAACTTGAAGTAGAAGAAATTCAAAAAGAATGTGCAAAACTAATGGAAAAGAGTAAAACATGAAAATCATTGCTGGAAATAGTAATTTACAACTTGCAGAAGAAATCGCCTCTCACTGTTTCGCTACATTAGTCCCAGCAGAAATTAAAACTTTCGCAGATGGTGAAAGTAGTGTAGAATTCTTAGAAAATATTCGCGGCGAAGATGTTTTCATTATACAATCAACCAGCACACCAGTTAATGACAATCTAATGGAACTTTTGATTATGATTGATGCCGCAAGACGTAGTAGTGCTACTCGTATTACAGCAGTCATGCCTTACTTTGGTTATGCTCGACAAGATAGAAAAAGTGCAAGTAGAACTCCAATTACTGCTAAACTAGTTTCAAATCTAATTAGAAAATCGGGTGCTGATAGAGTATTAACGATGGACTTACACGCCGGACAGATTCAAGGCTTCTTTGATATTCCAGTTGACGATTTAACAAGTCGTATCACTTTTGCGAAAGATATTAAAAGGCGCCTAGGCAAAAAAGCATATAATAATAGCACAGTCTTTGTTTCGCCCGATGCTGGTGGCACAATAAGAGCAAGAAAGTTTGCTGACATGTTCCATAGTGACATTGCTATTGTTGATAAACGCAGACCCAAAGCAGGTTCAAGTGAAGTTATGAATCTAATTGGTGATGTTAAAGGTAGTCATGCAGTAATAGTTGATGATATAGTTGATAGTGGCGGAACATTATGTAATGCCGCACAGGCAATTATGGATGCTGGCGCATTAAGTGTTCGAGCATACATTACGCACGGAGTTTTGACAGGTGATGCATGTCACAAAGTAGAAAATAGTGTCTTAGAAGAACTTGTAATTACAGATAGTATCAATTTTAAATGTCCACATGACTGTAAGAAGACACGTGCAGTCTCAGTTTCAAAATTATTTGGTGAAGCAATTCGCCGAGTAAGTAACGAAGAAAGTGTAAGCACTCTTTTTAACCAAAAGGTATAAAAATGGCAAATAAAATAAAATTAGGAACAGTAATTCAACATAAAGCAACCAATCGGTTAGCAAAGGTTACAGACATTTATTATCCGCCTGATAATCCATTTGTTATCTCTTTAACATACAAATATATAGAGACTGATAAGGGAAGGTCGATGGTAAACATCGATTTAGACCTATTTGCTGATAAATGGGACGTACTAGACACAGAATCTAAAGAAATAGAGTCAAATCCTGTCTAATTTCTAGATGAATGAAGAAATCTAAGTGGAAATGGCTATTAAGCCTGACATCTCTGCTAATCTTTGTTAAAATACTCATATGGGTGTTTATTTTCTATAAAATAGGCGTTTTTTAACAGTTAAAAACCTCAAAAACTTGACAGATATAGGATATATGCTATAATATAAGTATATTCAATAAAGAGAGGGTTCAAAAAATGGCTTATATATCAACTGACGAAGTAAAAGCGGTCCGAGTTGCACTTAAAGAGCGTTTCAAAAACAAACTAAAGTTCTCAGTTCGTAGAGAACACTATTCAAGTCTACAAGTTTCTATCGTTTCTGGTGAAATCAACTTCTATGACGGAAGTTTAGACTACGAAGATAGACACAATCCTAATGCTCCATCACATAAGTTTGATGGTCATGAGCAAATCAATGAGTATTATCCTGAGAATTACGGAAAACATAAAACATTGTTTGAAGATATTGTCGGTATTATGAAGACTGCACCTGCTAATATAAAAGGTGGTCGTGCTTGGTACGATAATTCAGATGCAATGATTGATTATTTTGATACTGCTTACTACACTAACATCAGTGTTGGTAAATGGAACAAGCCTTATGAATTTAAAGGAGCAAAATAATGACGAAATTTAAACTTTATCAAATTCATCTTACAGATGCAGAAGTAGATAAAATTAATGCAGAAGGACACGATGCTGTCCACAAGCAATCGCTAAAACTAGATATGAGTCTTAGAAAAAATGACACAGGTGCTATTGCCAAAGAGGCATTTGACCTAGGTTACTATACTCATGTTTCAAACATTAGTGCTGAAGGACTTG